GGATGAGCCGTTCATCGCTGTCCGCGCATGGGACTTGGCGGCGTCCGAGGGCGCTGGTGCCTATTCCGTGGGTGTATTGATGTATTACGGGCAGGAGTCCGAGCAGTTCTACGTTGTTGACGTGAAGAGAGCGCAGCTTGGCGGTGGTGCAGTGCGCAAACTGATTAACGACACGGCGCAAGAAGATGGCATGGCCACCAAGATTATCCTGCCGCAAGACCCCGGCGCTGCGGGTAAAGTCGTCGTTGAGGACTTGATCGCTGGTCTGGCGGGCTACAACGCACGGGCCGAGCCGCAGTCAGGCGCAAAGACAACACGCGCAGAGCCTTTCGCGGCGCAGGTCGAGATCGGCAAGGTGACTGTGCTGAAGCGCACATGGACGAAGGCGTTTTTGGACGAACTTCGGTTCTTCCCCAAGTCAAAATACATGGACCAAGTGGACTCCGTGTCGTCCGCGTTCAATGCTCTGGCCCCAATGACACGCACCAAGGCCCGCAAAAAGCCAATGCTGATGGTTGTTGGTGAAAAGCAGGATAATCTTGCCAAGGCGGTGTAGCATTGGCATTTACGCCTATTTGCCTTATGGTGACACATGAAATTCCGGCGAGGACAGCGTAAAAATGGCCCCTAGATATAAAGAACTTGGCGTTTCTTCTGACTATGATGCCAGTTGGGGATTGAGGCAAGACGAATTTGTCGTCCAGCTTCGTGGTCGTCAGGGTGTCAAGAAATACAGAGAGATGAGCGAGAACGACGCCGTAATTGGCGCTATTCTGCACTCCATGACCATGATGCTGCGCTCTATTGAGTGGCGCGTCGAGGGTGACAGCGAAGATGCCAACGCCTTCGTGCGGTCAGTGATGGATCGCATGGACGACAAGTCGTTCGAGGAGTTCGTGTCTGACGTTCTGACGATGCTACCCTATGGGTTCAGCCTGTTTGAGATGGTGCCGCGCCGTGATGCCGACGGTCTGATCCGCATGAAGAAGCTGGCAGGACGCGCCCAATGGACAATCGACAGATTTGAGACCAACGCAACTGGCGATGTGCAGGGTGTGTGGCAGGTGGCCGCGCAGAAAAACGTGTTCATCCCATACTCACGACTGTTGCATTTCCGCACCACTTCTATCTCAAGCGAGCCTTCTGGCCGTTCTGTGCTGCGTTCTGGGTACACGTCATGGAGAGCAGCAAACAACATCCGCTATTTCGAGGGTGTTGGTATCGAGCGTGAGCTAAACGGCCTACCCGTTGTGCGTATTCCGTCTGAATATATGTCATCTGACGCGACGGATGGGCAGAAAGCCTTGTTCAACCAGATGAAAACCATTGCGCGTGATGTGAAACGCAACGAGCAGGGTTACATTATCCTGCCGTCTGATCGTTACGCGGATGAGGACGGTAAGCAGACCAACAACCTGATGGTTGAGTTTGACCTGATTGCGTCCAAGGGCACACGCGACATCGACACTGGTGCGGTCATCCTGCGCTATGAGCAAGCCATTGCGCGTTCGGTTATGGCCGACTTCGTTATGCTGGGTGCGAATGACCGTGGCAGTTTTGCGTTGTCCAAGTCAAAGGCGGAGTTGTTCCTCAAGGCGCTTGAGGGTTACGCGGACACCATTGCAGCGCAGCTTAACCGCAAGCTGCTACCGTACCTGTGGGAACTGAACGGGATGGACCCAGACACAATGCCGAAGATCGCCCGTGGCCGCGTAGCGCCTGTGGATATTGACGAGCTTGGTCAGTACATCCAGCGCCTGTCTATGTCTGGCGTGGACTTCTTCCCTGATGACACCACGGAGAACCACCTGCGCGATGTGGCTGGCCTCCCTGCTATCGACCCGAACAGGCAGCGGCCAACACCGCCTGTGGACGACAATGCCTGAGTTCCCGAAAACGTCCGGCTGGAACGAGCGACTGTGGCGCAATAGTAACGCTGCTGACATTGCGCGTGGTATTGTGCCTGGGGCGTATCCGTACAGCGCGTTTGGTAATAGGCTTACGGCTGGCGCAGAAGACGACATTATCATCACTGAAAATGGTATGCCAGCCGCGTTCATTGTGCCTGACAGCATCCAGTTGTCTGTCGTGTCATCGTCCGCAAGTGACACTGGCGTGGTCAAGATGCGCTATCTGGATGGTGACTTGATACAGCGCGTCGAGGCGATCCAGTTAAATGGCACAACGCCAGTTTTAACTGACGCCACGGACATCCGTGCGATCAACAATGCGTACTACCTTGACGGGTCCAGCGCGGTGGGCAACATCGCGGCTACTAACGGCGGGACGACGTACTTCTACATTCCTGCTGGCTCCGTGCAGTTCAACACGACAATGCAACGCGTACCTGCGGGTAAGCGCCTTATGATTAACGCGCTCTACGCTGGGGCTATATCAGGCTCCGCTGCTGCGAGGTGTATGGTTAAACTGGAGACCACATTCATCAACGGTGACAGCTTTGCTGATGAAGGTGTGCTACATCCCGTTGCGGCTGTTGGTGTACAGGACAACTCTGTTTCTCTGGGCGGGTTCGGCCCGTTCCCGATCAGCCCAGGAGAGTGGGTCGGCTTGACCTCAAGCTGCGACAAGGCCGCTGATATAACTGGCGGGTACTTCGGATGGATTGAGGATGCCTGACACTGTGTTATAGTGGTCTTGTCCACACACGCAGAAAGGACCATACCTTGCAGACATACGACGTTATGCTCCGAAGTATCAGCTTTTTCCGTCGTTTCTCTGTTCCCTGACGTTACCCAAATGCCACACACCTCTTAGATATAGCGCCGATCCTTATGGGGTCGGCGTTTTCCGTTCATTGTAAGTCCGTCGAAAACTGTGCTATAAGGGTCACAGTTGATTTTCTGATGGACGCTCAATGCCGTATCGCACCCTTCCCGCACGTCTACGCCGCATTATCCCGTCCTCTGATGGGCAGGACTTGTTTCGTACTGTGGTGAACAGCCAACTGGGTTCCTGCAAGTCTGAGTCCGTCGCTATGGCGTCTGCATGGGCCGCTCTGAAAGAGGCTGGGTACAACAAGACCGATGGGTTGTGGGTGAAGAAGTCCTCCCCGACGGTATCTTCTGTCCACGTCCCATCTACCGAACTCGACAAAGAGGACACCTACCGCGCACCTGCTGGCGCAAGAGCCGCTGCGCGTCGTGCGATCCGCTGGAAAGAGAAGTACGGCGACAAGGTAAAAGGCGGAACGCAGGTTGGCTGGACACGCGCAGGGCAGTTGGCCCGTGGCGAAAACCTCAGCCGCAGTACCGTGGCGCGTATGGCGTCGTTCTTTGCCCGTCACAAAGGCAACGAGGCCGTTGACCCGAAGTACAAGGACGAGCCTTGGCGCGATGCTGGCCATGTCGCATGGTTAATCTGGGGCGGAGACCCCGCTGCGAAATGGTCCCGTTCAAAGATGGACCAACTCGCCAAGCGCCAGATCGACGACGACACCTTCACGATGCCGGACGAAGCGCGGGGTCGCTCTATGGAAATGGGTCTTGGCGGTGAAATCCACGTCAGTTCCGAAGACGCGCAACAGGCGGTCTACATGCCGGGCGCTACGCACGAAGATTACGTCGCATCGCTTGAGCGCATGGCCGGTATAGAGCCTGAAGAGAACGATGACGACGAGGCCGAATCGCAGGGGTTGCTTGAGCGGGCCATTTCCGCGATTATTGGCGGTATCATGGAACATGAAGCTGTAAATAAATCTGGGACGATCAACGTCATCAAGGCGGACGACGAGCAACGTATTGTCTGGGGCTGGGCCTATGTGTCCACCGAGGACGGCAAACTGCTTGTGGACAGCCAAGGCGACTCCATTGAACCTGTTGAGATGGAGAAGATGGCGACCAGCTTTATGACCGACGTGCGCAAGGCCAAGGCTATGCACCAAGGTGAAGTTGTTGGTGAGTTCATCCATTCGCTCCCGATGACAAACGACTTGATGAAAGCCTTTGACATTTATTCGGACCGCGAGGGCTGGATTGTTGCGATGAAGGTTTATTCCGACAAGGTTTGGGCTGATGTGAAATCTGGCAAGTTGCCTATGATGTCCATCGGCGGACGCTCTGGCGAAGTGGAGGACTACGATGCCACGTAAACTCAAGAACATCGTTCTCGATGAGGTGTCCCTCGTCGATGTGGGTGCCGACCCGAACGCACACGTAACAATTTTTAAGCGAGGCGCTATGACTGACGACGAGATGCAGTTGAAGATGCAAGAATACATGGACAAGGGCTATTCCAAAGAGGAAGCCAAAGCCATGTGTATGACCGAAACCAAAAAAGGAGGTCTCGATATGGACCCTCAAGAACTGGCTGACAAGCTGGAGGCTATGGAGGGTCAGGTCGCAGACCTCACCAAACGTGCCGAAAGTGCGGAGGCGAAAGTCACTGACTTGGAAAAGGCTGCTGATGAGGCAGGCTTCGACATCGCGGAAGGCAAGCTGACAAAGCGGGCTGACCCTGAGTACATCGAAGTCGGCGGTGAGCGCGTTGAGAAATCAGCCGTTCCAGCACCAATCCTGAAAGCCATGCAAGAGCAGGCTGAAGCATTGGAAGTGTCCAAGGCGAAAGAGCGCGACACCGAACTCGCCAAGCGCGGCGACGAGGTTCTGCCACACCTTGCAGGTACGGCTTTGGAAAAGGGCAAACTGCTCGAAGCCGTTGGCGAGAACGAAGAACTGCTGAAGTCGCTGAAGTCAGCGGATGCGGCAATCGCCAAGGCGATGGAAGAGATCGGCAGCAACCCGCTGAACGACGATGCTTCCGCAACTTTCCGTCTGAACAAGATGGCGAACGACTACGCCGAAGAGAACAAAGTCCCGTTTGAGACTGCGTACTCTGAAGTGACCAAAAACGGTGAAGGGGCAAAGCTGATGGCTGAATCCCGCACTGAACGCAACTAAGGAGGGCGCAGAAATGGCCGTAAACAACAACCAAACGTGCGTCACCCTTGAGGCTGGCGCAGACCTTTCCGCAAAGCAGTATTACTTTGTGTCTATCGCTTCTGATGGTCAGGTCGATCCTACTGGCGACGGCGCTGCCGCTGCTGGTGTTCTTCAGAACGACCCATCCGCTGCTGGTCGGGCCGCAGAGGTCTGCATCGGTGGCATCACCAAAGTCGAAGCTGGTGGCACCGTTGCCGCAGGTGGGGCTGTCGCATCCAGCGCAACCGGCACTGCCGTAGCCGCTGCAACCGGTGACGTTATCCTTGGGACTGCCGTAGACGGTGGTGCTTCGGGTTCTGTTATCTCGATCATCTTCCAGCCGCGTGGCGCGGCCTAATAACGAGGAGTCACTGACATGACTACACCTACAAACAGTGCCGTCCACGTTGATGCGGCCCTTACGAACATCTCCGTAGCGTTCCTCCAGAACGCGAACAACTTTGTGGCTGGCTCGGTCTTTCCGAACGTCCCAGTGACAAAGCAGTCGGATCGCTACTTCGTATTTGACCGTGGTGACTTCAACCGCGACCAAGCCGAAGTTCGCGCACCTGGCACCGAGTCTGCTGGCGGGGGTTACAACCTCGATAACACGCCGACTTACTTCGCCAACGTCTACGCTGTCCACAAGGACGTGCCTGACCAAGTACGCGCAAACGCCGACCCTGCGGTTGACGTAGAGCGTTCCGCTGCCGAGTGGGTTATGCACCAGATGCTGATCCGCAAGGAAAAGTCTTGGGTCAACAACTTCTTCTCGTCCGGCGTGTGGACGAACGACGTTGCTGGTGTGGCTTCTTCGCCTACGACTGATGAG